GATACCCTCTTTAGTAATCTTGTAGCCCTCATCAAGAAGGGCTTTACGAAGGTTCTCGTTTTGTTCTTTCAGAGTTTCAACTTCAGCCTTAAGGTCTTCCGACCCATCATCAGCCTTCTTCATGTCACTCTCATAAGCTTTCATAGCTTCCTCCTCGGACATACCTTTGTCCATATAGGGCTTAAGCTTGGCTTTCATGTCATCAGACATTTTATCAAGTTTGTCGGTCATATCTTCTCCTTGGGAAGTATCACGTTTATACAGAGGAGCCATTGCCAAAGGATTCGCAGGGCGGTCCACCAGCGACAGTTCCTCAAGTTGAAGTTGTTTCAGAAGGTTAGGCAATGTAGTCCTCCTTTACGGCACGGCCCCCAATAGAGAAGGCCCTTAGTTCACCAGACTTGACACGCTTCCAGACTTCATCGTCATAGACCTTATAGGCTACAACCCATCCTTCACGGTCGCACTGGATTCCGAGAGCATCGCAGATTTCTTTGGTAACTGGCAGAGAGTGAATGACTTGCCCTGTCGCTTCCCCCTCGTGCATGGTCTTACCAATCCGCACATGCTCCATAAACTCATTGACAGCCTTAACCAGCGTATCAGCCTCAATAACGTCACCTTGGCGGTCTACTACTGTCTCACCCTTTTCAGTGATAACAGAGGCCCAGCCATAAATGATTCGTTGTTCCTCATCGACCTTTAGAATTTGGCCTGTAATATCTGCTTCTGTCTTTGTCATCTCGCTTACCGTTGTATCTTCCTGCCAGAAACGACAGGACCAATAACGGGCTGATGTCTTGTCTGTTGCAGTGTCGCAGTTGTGACGAGCGCGAAAATTCCTACGTGCATCAGGGTCATCACGTCTAATCTCCATATCAGGGGAACCAAAGGTTACTTTCTTGGTCTTATCGCCATCCTTGACGTAGACCCCAAACTTCTTGCTAGAGTCACTGGGTAAACGGAAGGGCTTGTTGAGAGTGACTTCCTCACCTTGGTAGTCAGCTTTTTCGATAAACTCTGTCATTCTGCGGGTTCCTGATTGTTATTGGAAGCACCTACAGTGTTATCATCAGGCATGTCGTCGTCTGGCCCATCGTAATAGTCTGCACGGGCTGTGGCTATACGCCTCTCTGCCTCAAGGTCTTGGCTGTAGGTCTCACGGTCAAGGTTGGGCAGTTCAGCATTATCCAACAGTGCATCCACAATGTCAGGCTGTGACGCAAGGTTGATGTCAGCACCATTAAGGTTACGCAGGTAGCTCCCGAGTTCCTTAAGATCGTGGGGTGCAACATCACCTGCAACAATCTTGGGCATAAGCTTGAAGTCAAGTCCGTTGAGTTCCCAAAGGCGCTCTACAAGCTGCTTGTTAAGCACATCTACAATCGTCTGGATGTATGCCTCAAGGGCACGGAGGAAAAGATCAGTCTTACTCTTGGAGAGTGCATAAGACCCATTGCCACTACCGAGCATTAGGAACTCGCTCAGGACACTACGGGCAATGTCATGTTGGTAGCGTTTCACGATAGGGTCAATATCAATATTACGGTTCCCTTGAGATGACATAAGCTCAACATCAACCATACGGATGTTTGTAGGCTCCCCTTCCTTACCGGGGTAGGTGTCCGAAGGCATCATTAGGTAGCCTTGCTCATTGAACTTGACATCCCGAAGGATAGCTTGAAGCTCAGAGACAAAAGCCTTCTGTGCAGCGGTAGCATCAGGGCTAAGGTATTCAGCAGGGATACGGGCCACAGGAATACCAGCAAGCTCACGTTCCACTGCAATAGCTTCGATAACCTGAAGGTTGTTCAGAAACTCGTAGGAAGTGTAAGCATTACGGATAATAGGCCTGCCAGAAGGATCATTGTTGATGCTTGTAGTCCTGTAGTAGAGGCTCTTCCGCGTGGGAATATAGTGCTTGTGGTTGCCGTAGGAGCCTTCTTGATACATGCCAAGAATCTCCCCGGTCTTTTGGTCCACATCAAACCTAGAGACAGTCCAAGGGGCACGGGAGGCAATCTTACGGACACCAATGCGACCATCATCGTATTTAGACCGCTTCTTGGGGTTTCTGGTGCCCATCCCCTCTCGACGCTTGTATACCACCTCAAACCAGCTAAAACCATAGCTCAAGAAGGAAAGAGCCTCAGAGATGTGGTCATCAAGAGTGTGTTCCATATCCTCAAGGACACTCTCCATGTAGTCGGCCTCTTTCTTAGCCGCGTCGGAGTCATCTACAGCTTGAACCTTAAGGTCAACATCCCTGAGAATCTGCTCGACTGCATACATGACAGCGCCGATAGTGCTATCATTCTCACGCATCTCACGATACTTCTTGATAGCCCGCTTGCCACGGAGTTCAGGCAGAAATTCATCACTACGGATTTGACCGTTGTGGGTATTCTCACCAGCAACCCCAAGAATCGTCTTAGCTTCTGTCCCTGAGAGTTGCTTAACCATAAGAATTGCTCTTTGCTATATTGAGGTCGGAAGGTAGGACTTGAAGGTTCCACGGCACATGCAGCCCGCTAATACTTTCCCCGTTCAGAGGAACGATGTGGTCTACGTGATATTTCTCGCCACTTACAATTTCACAGTCACGAGCATGAGCATAGATTTCCCGGATTTCTTTTCTATGCTGTTCCGACAGCCAGTTTGGGGTTTTCAGTTCCTTGGAAGCCCTGTAGTTACTTGAATTAAATCTCGCATAGGCGTTCACCGATTCTTTGTTTTTCTTCGTATAACGTCTTTGCTGCTCAAGCCGTTTTTCAGGGTTATTTGCAAGCCACTTCTTGTTGGCCTTTAGGACCTTCTCTTTATTTGATTCGTAGTAGGCTTTTCGTTTAGCCCTACCACAGTTTTTGCAAATAGTAGAGTATCCAGACTTTTTACTCTTATCTTTGTAAAACTCACTTAGGTCTTTTGTCTGCCCACAAACACGACAGTCACCAGCAACACCAAGGATTTGCTTTGATTCGGTTTCTGAGAGTTGCTTAACCATTAGGTCTTCCTTAAAGCATTCTATTTGCTGGTGTAGTTACGGTAACAGGTATTGGGTTACCTTCGTCGTTTGCTATTTCTACTACGCCTAGGTCTATTTAAGTAACTGTTACTGTGCCGGCATCAACTTTGACTCTTATGTGTGGTTCACCATTGACATTGTATTCCATAGCCTTGTGTAGATTTACAAGGTTCGGTTCGTTTGGGTGTTCGTAACTAGTTTAATTGGGTATATTGTTAGGCATTGGTATCAAGCTCTATCAGTTTTAGATTTAGATATTGCAAAGCTTGTATAGGATCTTCATTGATTACGGCATTTTCAAAGTTTTTAATTATGTGTCTGATTTGTTCTTCTTTATACAAACCAGATGCTACAGAAAATTTATTACCTTGTGCATCTTCATAATTGATGTTATCAAATGCAGGTTCCCCTAACAACTCATTTGCTTGTTCTACTTCAGTTTCTGCTACTGCAATGGTGATTCTTTTCCAGTCGTTCATAGTGTTGTGCCCGATTTATCTGCTAGGTATTGCTCAACAGCCTGAACCGTTTCGTCAGTGCTACGAGTGCCGCCGCGTGTGATTGCGCCGTAGAATTTACCGGAGTAGAAGCCGGAACTCGTTCTAAAAGTGCCTAACAACATTCTTTGGTCGCGATCCCAGCCTGACGTTCTTGTGTCATTGTTTGCTGTTAAATACTGAACTCCATTAACTCTTGCCCATACCAAAGCAGTATCAGACTCAGATGCAGCATAAATCACACTTTTATGCGGCGCAGCCGGGATTGGGGTTTCGCCAATACCATAGTTATTTCCGCTGTTGAACCTTACGCGAGCTTCAGCGTCAGAAAAACCATCAGGGTGACTGATAAAATACGCGGAACTATTGTTTCCGCCAAAAGAAACAATAGTTGCGCCGGCGGTCTGGAAATATTCCCCAGCAACAAAAACCTCTACGTTATCTGGCCCGCCGAAGTTATAGTCTTCCTCGCCAATGAAATCATCAACCCCATCGAACTCAAGGTAGTAAAGTCCGCTGTCTTCGCGCAGGACTGGACGTTTAGACGCTGTGGATTGTGTCAGATGCCAATCATTACCAGACTTATCCTGAATCAAAGCAACAGGGTCGCCCACAGTCGCTTGTGTAGTTCCAGCAGTGTCAGTAAACATCGTTGTGAGGTCGCTAGGGTCAAACCAAGCGCCTTCCTCGCCGTTGGCGAAAAGAGAGGATGGAAACGATGTGAACCCAAACTTGTTAATGTAGTTCAGATAACGCTCAACTTCCCACTCATTGAGAAACCTACGGTCATTGCAGAAGTAACGACTAAGAATAGGGTCATACGTAATACCCGCCGGGAGATTAGCCCGGAAGTTCTCTACATAGTCTCTCATAGATTGTGAGGTATCAACCACTTATCGAAGTCCTTTGGAGCTACTGTATACAAGTTGGAGTTGCGGTTTCTGGTGTGACCCTAGCATCAGGTCTGTAAGTGCCCATACAAGGGCGTCAAGGCGGTCAGGAGAGCCGATACTTCCGAGAGGTTCCCATGTGCGCATTTGGGTCTCAAGCTCCCCGAGAGAGGCCTCACAGTCCCTCACATGATGGACAAGGCCACGTTCGTATAATGCACTAATAGGTTCAGCCCTAGCGAACTTACCTCTGGACGCATGGACAAGCTTGATAGGAACAGTCTCATCTTCTACCTCGATAGTCCTACGCACCATGTCTCCACCTTGATTCCGTTCAGCTACGATACGGTCAGCTTGGAAGTGGTGGTAAAGTTCAATGGCCTTGGAGGCCCAGCCTTGAGGTGAGAGCCTGTCAGTGTAGTCACCCAAAGCGTATCCCTTACCGTTGACATCTACACCAGCAACTACAATACCAGTCATGTCAGATTCTTTGTTGGCTGTAATGGCAGGGTCCAGTGAGACTACAATACGATTAAGTTGAGGGACTTCCTTAAGTGACACCTGACAACTATCCAGCATGTCGGTAGTCCAGAGAGCGCCTTCAGCTTCCTCCATGACTTCAGCGTAGAGTTCCTGTCGGCCAAGGCGGGTGCCTTCATATTGGTCCTTGACAGCCTTCAGGTAAGTGTCTGCGAGGTTAGCAGCGTTATCGAAGGTAGAACCCGTAGTGATATGCACTTTAGGGTTCTTAATGAGTGTCCTGATAAGTTTGGTAGGCTTTGGGGTAGTGGTTACACATACACGAGGGTGCTTACCCAGACGAAGACAGAACTGAAGCATGTCCCAAGTATCAATGTCTTTGTTCCATGCAGCTAGTTCATCACACCATGCAGCTTCAAACTGTGGACCCCTGAGACGTTCAGGTTCCTCGGCTGAATAGAACTCTACCTTAGCACCATTCTTCCAAGTGAGTGACCGTTTGGTGGGAGACCACTCAGGGTAGCCTATTTCTGCTCCCTTGTAGGTCTTATCCTTCTCGTAGCAGACACTCAAGAAACCACTCTCGCCTTTTACCATAACCCGTTCAATATCAGAGTTGGTAGCAGCTACAGCAGCAATACGTTTCTTACCACGCTTGACTTGTTCCCTTACCCATTCAACACCAGCACGGGTCTTACCAAAACCTCGACCTGCATTGATGAGCCATACATCCCAGTCACCTTCAGGTTCTATCTGTTCAGGTCTGGCCCAGAACTTCCAGTCATGCTGTAGTTCTTTAACCTGATTGGGTGTTAGTTCTGATAAGGCTTGCTTAACCTGTTCATCGGGTAGCTTTCGGAGGGATTGGGCAGTGAGGACTTGAGGTTTTGATCGGGTTGTTGTGAAGGTTTCCATCAGTCTTCATCAAGTTCTTTACCCAAGGCTCTCATCAGAGCCTCTACAGCACTCTCTTGTTCCTCTTCCTCAGTCCAA